AGTCCCCCTCATATCCCCTTCCGGGGTATGTTGGATAATCACGGGCTCGTCAGCCCGGGTCCACGTTCGTGGTCCTCTTTCCTCCCGGGTCACCCCGGGTGTGTGTGCCTTAACCCCTGGAGGAACCCCTATGGACGCCGCCACGCAACTGGAACTCTTCCCACCGCAGTCAGTCGAGCAAGCGCTCGCTATTGACTGCTGGGAGGCAATGCCGTTGTTTGGTTGGTTTCCACTGGATCAGTTCATCCGGGATTGTGACTGCACACACGTGCGTATCTTGATAAATCCTGATACGCATAGAGCCTTTTTCCGCTGTGAAAGCGGAGAAGGACCGTCTCTCCATCCCAAGAAGCAGTACTATGTCAAGGCCTAACTTCACTGTTAGCCTTCCTGGCGCGTGCTTCGTCCAAAGTGACGTAAATCCGACTGGCAGCTCTAAGGCTGTTTCGGACATACGCTACTCAAGCGAAGTTACGACTGGGACGACAAGGCGAAAGCCGAAGGGGAAGTTCATACCCCCAACTGACTACTTCTTTGAGAGAGACGAGTATCACCGCGCGTACGGTAAGCATCGGCACTACATTTCCGGTTCAAACTGGTATGAGTATCGAGGCTATATCGAGGCGTCGGGGTTCAACACCCTAAACCAGTTCAACGAGCTCTGTAGTAAGACTACAGCCGTCGCTAAGCTGAACTCTTCGTCTTCACTTGTGAAGGCGCGGAATAAGCTTAAAGATGGTCGTGTGAACTTAGCAGTCGCGTTTGCGGAACGCAATCGCACTGCTACTATGGTTGGTGATACCGCTCGCAACCTCGCTCTGTCTGTACGCCAGCTGAGGCGCGGCCGTTGGAAGGACGCGCTTCGGACGCTGGGCGTCAACCCGAATGTCAAGGGGAAACCCCGAGGCACAGGGTGGACGAACCAGTGGCTACAGATGCAGTATGGTTGGAAACCGTTACTCTCCGATGTTTACGGAGCGTGCGACGCGCTTAGCAAGCGCCCGCCCGAGGACTGGATGGTCCATGTGACGGCCCAAAGCCAAGATTACCAGTCATGGGAACACTTCGAGAAACCACTTGGTTCCTCGCAGCCTACCGGAAACTTGTACGCTTGGTCAGGGCGAGCCGAGAGGCGTCGGGGCGTGTTTACACGCATCGATGCTATCCCGGACAACGACCTCTCAATGTCGTTATCCTCCCTAGGAGTGACCAATCCACTGCTCGTGGGTTGGGAGCTCGTGCCTTATAGCTTTGTTGTTGACTGGTTCCTACCAGTTGGCAATTGGCTCGAATCACTCGATGCATTGTTAGGATATGGGAAGTCTTATTCTTCCATCAGCTATTGGAACGAATGTTCTTGGCTGATCAAGGGTGTGTCCAGAAAGGACTATACCTTGCCTAAACGAGAATGCATTAATGAGTGGGAGGCAACACGTAACGTCGCTTCGCTTACACGTTCGGCTAGCGCCGGCGTACCGCAAGCGTCGTTTCCTCGGCTTAAAGACCCGAGGAGTCTGGGGCACATGGCGAACGGTTTGAGCCTCCTGGCTCAGGCCTTTGCCCGTTAGCGTTTCAACTACAACTGAAAGGAGCATTCACATGCCCGCAATCGCTGCACTTACCGTCAATGACGGTCTCGCAACCCCGGTTGCGCACACTTTCTCCCCGCAGAGCACGAATGGCTCTGTGGCGAAGTGGGCGGATCGGAGTCTCTCCATCCCGGCCGGCTACCGCACCATCTCTCACGAGCTGGTCGAGCCGAATGGGAATCGTACCGTCAACAAGGTCATCTGGGGCTTTATGTGCCCCACGGTGGTTGCCGTTGATGGCGTCGACACTGTGGTTCGGTATAACTCGGCGAAGGTCGAGTTGAACATCCATCCGCAGAGCTCGTTGCAGGAACGCAAAGATCTTCTGGCGTATGTGGCCAATACTCTCGGCCTCACACAGATGAAGACTAGCGTTGAAAACCTGGAACCCTGGTACTGAGGTGTTCAATGAAGAACATCCCAGTGAACCGCTGGACCGTCGGGATTGCCGTCCTCCTGATGACCTTCTTTGGCTCCGATATCATCGAGCCATTCATGAAGGCTGTTGGGATTCTGACGAACCCGTACGTCCCTGCGATTTGAGGGAACTCCTGGGTTTGGACGGCTGAGAGCCGTCTTTTCACTCTCTTACAAGAGGTGCCTGCAATGCGCCGTAAACGACGCAAACGTACGATCTGTCCCCCTAGCTTCTCGAACGAGAAGTTTCTTGAGCTCGTGTCCAACCTTGTGGGGATCTCCCCTCAG